GCGATGGAGCCGCACAATTCGTCACGGCAGCTACTAAACGAGACCAAGCTAAGGAGGTGTTTGATGAGATACGCAGGTGCGTAATGAAGTCAAAACCCTTGCAAAAGCGGTTTCACGCCAACCGACAAGAGATTCATGGCCCAAAAGACAGCGTAATTCGCCCAATTAGCTCCGATGCTAACACTTTGGACGGACTTTCGCTCAATATTGGCTGTGTTGACGAGATGCACGCCATGAAAGACGGTGAATTGTACCGAGTATTGGCTTCTTCTATGGGTTCGCGTAAATCTCCGCTGATGTTGGCCATTTCTACGGCTGGATTCGTCATGGATGGCGTTGCTACCGAGTTTGTTCGTGGTGGCAAGGCAGTTTTGGACGGAACGGCTGAAAATGACAACCTTTTGTTCCTAATCTACGAAATTGACGAAGGAGACGACTGGGAAGACCCTAATAACTGGAAAAAGGCCAATGCGGGCCTCGGAGAGTCCATTTCTATGGAATATCTGACCAAGCAGTTCAATAATGCTAAGTTATACGGCGGTCGTAACATCACAGAGTTCCAAGTCAAGCATTGTAACGTGTTTGTTGGTGCGCAGGATATTTGGGTAGAAGATGACATCTGGATGGATGAATCTAACCTACAGTTACCCTCAACAGGTAACGCGATAGACCCTAAGACTGAGAAGCCGATAGCCTATTTGGGCCTAGACTTGGCAGCTACGGACGATATCACGGCACTTACCATAGCAACAGGCGACCCTCACGAGGGAATCGGGGTTGAGACACACTACTTCCTACCAGAACGCGCTGTGAAGCGCCGTCAAGAGAAGGACGCTAATCATATCTACTCTAAGATACATGAATTTCCTAATGTACACGTAACTGAGGGCAATGTGACGGACTACAACGTAATCCGACGCCTAATCTCGGGAAGTTACATCATGGATGGCCGTGTACGCTACGACGAGGACAATCTCATGGAGAAGTACCAAATCAAGGGCATAGCTTATGATAGATGGAACAGTCTGAACCTCATCCGTGACCTAGAAGGTGATGGTGTACTCTGTGACCCGTTTGGTCAGGGATATGCCTCTATGTCCTTCCCGTCAAAAGCGTGGGAGAAGCTAGCTCTAGAAGGCAAGCTCTGGCATGGCGGTGACGAGGTACTCAGGTGGATGATGTCTAACGTGGTCATCAAGCCAGACCCCTCTGGTAACATCAAGGTTGACAAAGCCAAGTCAGGGGACAAAATCGACGGAGTTGTAAGCGGCATAATGGCCGTTGGAGAGATGTTGACCTTCGAGGAAGACGACACTCCAGACTTCGAATTTTTCATGCAGGTTCTGGGCGGCTAAAACCCGCTTCGAACTCATCAAATTTAGTATGATATAAGTATGTCACAGGAAAAGCAAAACATATTTCAACGGCTCTTTAGCCGTGGCGAACAACGCTCAGTAAACCCAGTCCCTACGTTCAGTACGGCGGCTAACGGTTGGCTTGGCGCTATTCGCTCGCAGTCCAATGTGACTGTTGGTTCGGATAGTCTCCAACTCGCTGCTGTTTACGCATGCGTCAGCAAGATTGCTGATACAATCGCGTCAATGGATATCGTCGTTGAGAGCAAAGAAAAAGATGGTTCAAGAGAACCACTTTTTCAGCACCCCGCTTCGCGCCTCTTATCTGTCGAACCTAACTCCCACATGGGCGCGTATGAGTTCTGGCAAATGATTGTAAGCGATGCGCTGTTGTATGGTACTGGCCACGCATTGGTCATGCCTGACGGTAAGGAGATGTATTGGATTCCCGCAACGGAAGTCGAGCATCACATTGATAAGAAGACAGGTCATAAGTTCTTCAAGTACAGCGGTTCACCAACCCCAGTACCTGCTGAGCGAATGATTGAGATTAAGGCGTTTCGCGGTGAGAACCCAACGAAAATCCAGCTCCAGAATCTGAAGACTGCAAAGTCTGTACAGAACTTCGGGGCGACGTTCTTTGAGAACGGCGGGATGCTCGGAGGTATACTTACCACCAAAGAACCCTTGACACTCGAACAGATGCAACAAGCGTCCGAGCGATGGTCACAGGAGTACATGGGAAGCGGCAATGCTCACAAGGTAGCGATTCTAGGAGGCGGCTTTAACTACCAAGCCTTATCTGTCCCTCTAGACCAACTCCAGTTCCTCGAGAGCAAGCACTACTCCACACAGGAGATTGCACGCTTCTACCAAGTGCCACCAGCAATGATTGGCATGGACGGGAACACAGCTTATTCAAACTATGAACAACAAGTGTTGCAGTTCTTCCAAGGAACTATCTTGCCGTGGGTTAAGCGCATCGAGCTCGAAGTCGAGCGGAAGCTCTTACGAAACGATGAGTACCTTTGCGCAAGGTTCGATGTCGACTCCCTGCTGCGTGCAGACTCGGCCAGCCGTGCACAATACTATCACCAAGCCCTGTCCGACGGGGTGTTGTCAATCAACGAAGTGCGAGCCAAAGAAGGACTCGGGCCTGTTGACGGCGGTGAAGAGCATCACGTTCAGCTCAATCAAATCCCGCTTTCAAAGATGGGGGCGTATGCTGAGAACGTTGTATCTCCTCCTCCAGCTCCAAAGGGAGACGGGGGTGCCGATAATGAGGAAACTGATGGAGTTGATAATCAAACAAAAGTAAACAATGAAGAATCTAAAGCTGAAGAAAGCTAAGGACATTCAGGAGTTTGCATCTAACTTTAACCAAGCTACGGCAGGTACGCAGCGCATTGGCGCACGTATCTTTGCCAAGGTTTGGGAGAAGGGTGGTGTAGTTCGAGTCGGTAAGTTCACTTACAACATCGAGATTGACGCTCCTAAGCCTAAAGCTAAGAAAACAAAATCATAAACCCAAACATATGAATAACCAAGAGAAAAGGTTCTTGAATTCAGACTTTGAGGTGCGCAACGAAAATGACAACACTGTCATCGAGGGGTACGCTGCAAGGTTTGATGACGAGACGGTGATTGGCGGCCAGTTCGCTGAGCGCGTAGCTCGTGGTGCATTCGAAGGTGCTGATATGAGCAACACTGTTGCTTTGTTTAACCATGACTGGAACATGCCTCTTGCCCGTGTGGGTAAGGGACTTGAGCTCTCAGTCGATGAGGTTGGACTTCGGTACCGTTTTGAGCTCGGTGAGCAGTCTTACGCCAAAGACCTCGCAGAGAACATTCGAATGGGCAACGTGTCTACCAGTTCCTTCGGGTTCACAGTATCTGATGACGAATGGGAACGTCGTGACGGTATGAACTTGAGAACTATTAATTCTGTTGGCACGTTATTCGACGTTTCTCCAACTACACAAGGAGCGTATCCAACCACAGAGGTTGCTATCCGTTCTATGGAAGCTGCCCTCACTGAGGAGCCAGTTGTAGCTGAGGAAGTTGTTGAAGAGCCTGTTGCAGAGGTCGTTGAGGAGGTCGTTGCTGAAGAGGTTGCCGAAGAGGTAGTCGAAGAGGAACGAGCTTACGAAGAAGCTCCTAAGAAGGACGAAGAGGACGAAGAGTCTGAAGAGTCTGACGAAGAGGACGAAGAAAAGGCTGAAGAGCGCACCGAAGAGGTTGTCGCTGAAGAGGTCACAGAAGACGCTCCCGCTGTTGAAGAGGAGGAAGTAACTGAAACTATTTTAAACTCTGAGCCCGAGGCTCGAAATAACAATAATCCAACTATGGAAAATTCAAACATCGCTACACCTGCTGTAGTACAAAACTTGGGCGACAACGAAGCCCGCGCTGCTGCTGACTTCAGCTTCGGCAAATTTATCAAGGAAGCCGCTAAGGGTTCTGTATCTGGCCTTGAGGCTGAGATGACACAAGAAGGAAGCACTGAGATGCGTAACGCTGGCCTTAATGTTGCTGGTGGATTCAACATCCCATCTGCTGTTCTTCGTTCTATGGGTACTGCAACTGTCTCTTCAGGTTCTACTGGCTTCGGTGGTGGCATCGAGAAGTTGGACAACGGAATCGTTGAGAACTACGCTCCAAACGACATCGCTGCTCAATTGGGTGTACGTAACCTCGCTAACCTTTCTGGAAACGTTGCTATGCAAGTACAGGGCAATTTGGTTGGTGCTGACGGTGCTAAAGGTCAAGGTGTAGTCATGGCTGAAGAGCTGCCAACTTTCGCAGAGCGCATTTTGGAACCAACTCGTAACGCTGCACACGTAGGTGTAACTCAGCAGATGTTGGCTCAGTCTGGAGACGACATGGCTGCTTTCGTTCAGATGGACATCCGTCGCGCTTTGGACAAAGTATTCAACGCTCAGATTATCGCTGAGATTGCTGCTTCTGACACTGCTTCCGTATACGACGCAGACACTAACAACCCACTCGACGTTGAGGCTGCTTTGTTGGCTGCTGACGTAGACTTGGACAACGTTGTTGTTCTCGCTGCTTCTAACGCTTACCGCACAATGCGTGCTTTGAGCTTCGATGCTGGTTCTGGTGACTTGTTCGCTGGTTCACCTGTTGCTCGTCGCTCTATCGCTGGATACGACGCTATCGTTTCTAGCCAAGCTTCCAATAAGACTTTGAGCTTCTTCGACAAGACTCAATTGGTAACTGGAACATGGGGTGGATTAAACTTGATTGTTGACCCTTACACGGACGCTCACAAAGGAGTGGTTCGAATGATTGCTAACGAGTACCGCGACGTTCAGGCGATGCAGCACGCTAGCTTCAAGACTTTGACTGCAGTAGAAGCAGCATAAGTCATAGTATAATATATAGGGAAGGGGGGCCATTGCGGTCCCCTATTTCTCTCTTCAGGGAGTCCTCACAGGAGAGGCCGCGCTTCGTATGCTGCGCGTATTCGTTCGACCCGAATTACTCCCTCTACTTAAACACGACTAACTATGAAGATAAATAAAAACAGCAACTTCTATCCAGAGGACATGGTTCCTTACACGATAGTACGTGACCACTTGCGTTATGACTACGGAGACGCTGAGGAGCTAGTTAAGTCGTATGTTGCTTCTGCATGTGATTACATGGAGACGCTCACCAACCGAGTATTCAGCTCGACTACACCTGAACAGCATGAGACTGCTGAGAACGTATTTAACGCTGCTCCTGCGGCCTTAAATGGTTCTGCGGTTGTCTACCTTGACAAGGACGATATCTTGGCCGTACAGAGCCTTAGAAACGTTACAGGGGACTGGACTGTGGTTAGCAAGGAGTACTTGGACGAGACAGGAACATACGTCACCCTCTCAGACACAAAGGCACGTGTACGAAACACGGGCTACCCAATTCAGATTGACTTCACGGACATCGAGGTGCCCACTGATGTTAACACTGACCAAGACTATGACCTCTACCGCGTCACACTCTCAGGAGGTGATAACGTAAAGGATTTGCCACGGCAATACCGACAGGCTATGTTACTCTTAGTGGGTCACTACGATTCACAGCGTGAGGCAGAGTACGTTGGTGGACTTACAACAGAAATTAAAGAAGGTGTGCAGCGCTTGCTAGCCACCGTAAAAGTATATTAAAATGGGCAAACTCCAATTAGGTAAATTACAGCACAAGGTCAGCTTCTACCGTGATGCAGTCACTATTGACAGTACAACGGGTGAGCAGGTTGAGGAGGTGCAGACTATCAAAGAAAACCGTTGGGGGAGTGTCAAGTACATTGGTTCGCCATCTGCTGGTTCCTCTGAGGAAGAGATTAACGAGCAGCGTACAGGTAAGATTAAGATTGAGGTGGTATGCCGCTTCTTCTCTGGACTCCGATTCGAAGATTGGATTCAGTACGAGGGCGGGAAATTCCGTATCTACTCCATACAAACTTTGGGACGTAATGAGGGCTACTCCTTGCGTGCTGAGTTGAGAGATGACGATACGCCTGCGCTACCTACAGGTGCTATCATGGATAGCAACGCTCAGGTGCCTACTGCTACACTTACACCGCTTGTTGACTTGACTGCAAATGACATCAAGACACTTGACCATTTCCAGTACGACGAGGCAACTGACAAGCTCATTGCTGACCGTGCGATTGAGACCACATTGAACTCCCTGTTCCTCGGTGAGCAGCACAAGATGAGTTCTGGTGCGGAGAACATCTTCTTCACCAACCTCGGCTCGGACATCAACTTCTACCCTATGTGGGGTGGACTTCGTGACCAGAGCCTAGCGGCCAACCAAGGTCCTAGCGGATACATCGCTCCTAGCGGGCGTGTGTACACTGACATGTTTAGCGTGACCCTAGGCGGTAGCCCTGACCCTATAAACTCACTAGGCTACTCTGGCCCTAACTACTTCGCAGTGAACATCGCTGGCCTCGGTATCACAACCGTTGCCGCTGAGACAGTTCCTGCTGACCAGCACCTAGAGTATCGCTTGTCCGTCAATGGAAAACAAGTATATCTCCAAAAACTAAAGGGACTCGGTATTATATACCCTAACCAACAGATTGAGTGGTTCTTTGACCACCCCGTTGAGATTCACGCTGGCACTACCATCTTCGCTGAGATTCGCAAGGTGACTACTGCAGACGATACAGACAACGGTATATTCCAAGTACAGCGAGGGCAGACGCCTAACGACGACGGCTCGTACCGATACCAAGCTATCGTACATAACCGACTGTTCGAAGACAAGGACATAGAGTTTATCAGCCCTTTCCTGAAGTATCAGGCAATGGACATCAAGCTCGACGACACTGGTGCTTCTGTTCTATTTAGCGACCTGTCACAATCTGCTGACGAACAATTCCTTCAAGCTCACCCAGTAAACACTCTGGAGGCTGTAGCTAACGGAACTAACATAAAGATTAAGGCTAAGAACGGTAAGAAGGTTCTAGTTGAGTCTATGCCAGTATCTGGATTAACAATAGATGGCGCTGCTGCTAGCTCGGTACTCAATACCGCTACTACAGCGATGAACAACTTGTTCACTAATACATCTGGATTCGGAGGTCAAAACTCTGGGGTTGGTG